GAAAACCCCCAAGTCTAAGTAAGGATCTCTCGTGGAGATACTAAATGATAAGGCCCTGGTGTTTGATACGCCGGGAGCTGAGCAACTTCTCACGGCCATCGGCAATAGTAAGCGCCTATCAGACGGCCGAATTGCAGTAAAATGGGACATCCCGGAAGTACAAGCCCTGCACGATTTCGGCATTCGCGCTCCCAGCCCCATCGAACGTAAGTACATATGGACCGGCAAGTTCAAGCCGTACGATCACCAGAAGTCAACAGCGTCGTTCTTAACTAAGCACAAGCGCGCGTTCTGCTTCAACGAGATGGGTACAGGCAAGACCGCATCCGCCATCTGGGCGTCCGACTATTTGATGAATGAGGGTTTCGTTACCCGAGTACTGGTAGTGTGCCCCGTATCTATCATGGACTCCGCTTGGCGCGCCGATCTATTCTCCTTCGCCATTCACCGAGCCGTGGACGTGGCCTATGGCCCGAGAGCGCGGCGCGAAGCCGTCATCAACGGCCCGGCCGAAATTGTCGTAACGAACTATGATGGCATCCGCGGGCACGTTGACCTATATAAGAAAGGTGGATTTGACCTCATCATCATCGACGAGGCCACGCACTACAAGAACGCCCAGACACAGCGCTGGAAGGCCCTGGCTAAGCTGGTTGATGAGGACACGTGGTTGTGGATGATGACCGGCACACCTGCCGCGCAGAGCCCTGTAGACGCTCATGGGCTGGCCAGGTTTATCAACCCCGGCGCAGTGCCCCGCAGCATGGTCCGATGGCGTGACGTGGTTATGATCAAGACCGGGCAGTTCACTTATGAGCCTCGCCCAGGGTATCAGGAGATCGTCCACCAGGTACTGCAGCCAGCGATCCGGTTCACGAAGGATGAGTGCCTCGACCTACCGGGCATTGTGTACACCAAGCGTAAGGTCGAGCTCACCGCGCAGCAGAAAAAGTATTACAACGACGTTCGGCGCGTTGACCGTACCGAGGCGGCGGGGGAGACAGTCACCGCAGTCAACGCCGCGGTAAAGATGAGCAAGCTGCTGCAGATATCTGCGGGCGCGGTTTATAGTGACGAGGGGGAGACCGTAGAGTTCGACGTATCCAACCGATACAACGCACTGCGCGAGGTGCTCGACGAGGCTGCGCATAAGGTACTGATTTTCGTGCCGTTCAGACACACGATTGAGATGCTACGCGAGCGACTCGTCAAGGATGGCTTTACAACTGAAGTCATCTCCGGGGACGTTAGCGCGGGCAACCGCACCGACATCTTCAAGCGGTTTCAGGAGACTAAGGACCCGCGCATCCTCGTGATTCAGCCGCAAGCCGCGGCGCATGGGGTTACGCTTACCGCCGCCGATACCGTCGTCTGGTGGGCCCCTGTACCCTCGCTGGAGACTTACGCCCAGGCCAACGCGCGTGTGGACCGCGCAGGGCAAAAGAACAAGTGTACCGTAGTGCAGTTGACCGGCTCGCCGGCTGAGGCGCGGCTGTACGCTATGCTGGACAAGCGCATTAAAAATCACGATGCGCTGATCAGTTTGTACGGGGATGTGCTTGACATAAAAGCCTAACCGGTTTATATAAGAGTTATAACCAAACCACGAATGTTTCGTGGAGTAACAACGGAGAACCCCATGACCATCGACAAGCCCATTGTCGAGCTCGTTAAGCAGTACATCTCACTGCGCGAGCGCAAATCCAACCTCGCCAAACAGTACGAGGAGAAGAAGGCGCGCATCGAGAACGACATGAACGACATCAGCGACCTGCTGATGTCTCACTTAAAAACACTAGACGCTACAAGCATCAACACTCCAGCGGGCATGATTATCCGCAGTGTGAAGACTCGCTACTGGACGTCCGATTGGGAGAGCATGCACGAGTTCATTCGTGAGAATGACGTCCCAGAGTTCTACGAGAAGCGCCTTAACCAGGGTCAGGTGCGCGCCTTCTTGGAAGAAAACCCCGAGGCCGCGGTTCCGGGGCTTAACGTAGATTCAACCTATTCACTAACCGTACGGAGATCAAAATGACCGATACACAGAAAAAGGAAGACGTAGTCCGCGTCTTCACCGGAATTCCCGGAAAGTGGCGCACGCTAGTCGGCGCGTCAAACTACATGGGCGTAGGACCCAGCACCATCAAAGACATGCGCATGTTTGGGCAGGTGCCCGACGGCGCGGTACTAAAAGTCGGGGCTCGTACGTATTACGACGCTGACCTCATAATCGAACACCTTAAACATTTGCAAGGAGTAGCCGCCAATGGCTAACGCTTTAGACGTCCTCAAAGGCGGCACCGACCTCACGACCAGCAGTCGCTATCAGAAAGCGCTGGACAAGACCCGTAAATCCGCTGGCGGTGGCGGCGACCACAAGCGCGTAAGTATCCGCGGTAAGGTCTTCCGTGTCATGCACGGCAGCGAGCAGGTGCATACGTTTAAAGACGGCGTCATGGACATCGTTATCGTTGATACGAGCCCCGTCGTACGCACTTACTACGATAAGGACTATAACCCTAAGGCGGACGCTCCGGTGTTCCCCGCATGTTGGTCTAATGACGGCGTGGCCCCCGATGATCGCGTTCCGACTGCGGCACGACAGTGCAAGACTTGCGCGAAGTGCGCCATGAACATCAAGGGCTCCGCGCGAACTGGCCAAGGTAAGGCGTGCCGCTTCAGCATGAACCTGGCGTTCTACTTCAACAACAAGTGGGACGACGTCTATCTCATGTCCGTGCCGGCCATGTCGTTGTTTGGTAAGGCCGACGGCAACAACTACCCGCTGCAGGCGTATCTCAAAACTCTGTCGGCGCACCAGACCCCCGTGCAGGCCGTCGTGACGCAAGTCACCTTCGATACCGACGCCGAGGGCCCCAAGCTGTTCTTCACCCCTACCGAGCGGCTCGACGTTGATACGTTTGACATGGTCGACGAGAAGGCGGAAGACCCGGCAATCGCGCAGATGCTGGAGCTCAACTTCCAGCCCAAGGCGGAGAATACCGACGACGAGCCGAAGGCAGCAACAACTGCCCGACGCAAGGCAGCGGTAGTTCAGGACGACGATGACGACGTCCCGTTTGAGGAGCCCAAGAAGCGTGGTGGGCGTAAAGCCGCTGCGGTAGTAGACAACTCCGCGGAAGATGAGCTTGACGAGTGGTAACCCTCTCGGTGTAAGTTTGTTAAGGCCGGGCAATACTGCCCGGCCGTTTTTTCCTGGAGTTACGGGCCATGCAGCCAACAGAGTTTTTGCGGGCAGTGTTGCCCGATGAAGGCTACTACTGCCTTTTTGCCGCTAACAGCGCGGCAGACGCCCGGCGCCAGAAGTTTTACAGTTCACCAGAAGCCCTCTTTGCGAACGCGCAGCGCGCGAATGATGCAGGGTATGACGTATACTTCGCCCTGGCGTCGTTTAACGAAGCCGGATCCCGCAAGGCCGAAAACGCCGTCAGCATGCGAGCGTTTTTCCTAGACCTAGACTGCGGACCCGGAAAACCATTCCGAACCCAAACTGATGCAATTGCGAAGCTGTCGGCGTTCCGCCGCGCTATCGGGCTCCCCGCCCCCATCCTCGTGTCTAGCGGCTATGGCGTGCATGTCTACTGGCCCCTTGAGGAAGCCGTCCCGGTAAGTGACTGGGCCCGCGCCACTAAAAAGCTCAAGGCCATGTGCGACACGCACAAGCTCGAGGCTGATCCTGCCGTCACATTAGACAAGGCGCGCGTGATGCGCATTCCCGGCACGGACAACCACAAGAAGGAGACCCTCGCCCAGGTCGAGATAGTGAGCCTGGCGCAGTCTGCCATAAGCTTTGAGGACTTCGCCGCGGCGGTCGGGGCTAAAGCCGGGATCGAGCAGATCCTACGCCCCACCGAGGGTATGAAAGACGCGATGGCTAGGACCGAGAAGTCCCTGGCCGCGATGGACTCAATCTACAAGTACTCATTTGCGGACATTGTTCGTCGGTCTAAGCGGGGCAACGGGTGCGCGCAGATCATAAACGCGATCGTTAATCAAGCGACGCTGGAAGAGCCTCTGTGGCGCGCGGCCCTGTCTATCGCCTCCGTGTGCGAGGATGGAGTGGCGTCCGCCCACAAGATGTCCCGCAGGCACCCTGACTACAGCCCGGAGGAGACGGAGAAGAAGCTAAGCGAGATCCAGGGCCCGTATGGGTGCGACAAGTTCAAGCAGCTAAACCCCGAGGGGTGCAAGAACTGCCCGGTGGCGAAGAAATGCACGAACCCGATCCAGCT